AGATGAGCTGTTATGTGTGCTCTGTGATCCTGACCAGGAAAAGCCTGGAAAGGTTTGCCAGCCAACGCATTTATGTGTTCCATGCTCGGGTCCATCGGTGCATTTGGTGCTGGTGCGGGTAAAACCGCATCGACATTTTTTACACCTATCGCCTCGTACATGTTTCTGTATATCTGATACATGTTATGTAGACCGGGATTTGATGTTGCTATCTGCAACTGTGTCTGTGCTAATGTTATTCTCTGTGACATCGAGAATATATTTGGATCAGCGACCGGCACGACGTCTATCCTGTCATCAAAGTCAGCCTGTTTAATATTTCTCTGACCACCTACAACATCGTACGGATATTCTGGTGGCAGATATTGTGATACCACTTTTGCAAGCAGTTTAAATTCGTCCTTCATCGCAGCATAACATCTTTTGTGTATCGCAGACATCACACGTGATCCTCTTTCAAGAAGAGCTATCGTTGTACCAACAGCTGCTGCCTGGTTCGCATCTCCGACCTGCATGTCTGCTATCGCCGCAAATCTCTGACCTGCCTGCACGACTATACCCAAAAGATTTAATAAAGTCTGTGATGGTTCTTTGTATGGTAATGGAAAGAATGCATCTCTAAGATTACCACCCGGTGCATCCACATCTTTGAACTCACCTGGTTGTATCGGAGCTGCCTCATCTCTAACTCTAACGCCTCTTTGTTTAAA